TGTCCAGCCGGTCCCCTTCCTTCTTTACCCACCGCGCCATTATTTCAACCGGATCAGTCACGACCAGCTCGCCATAATCGTCAACCGCTCCCGTCAGCTCCCAGAGCAAGGCTGTTTGCAAACGGTAGGCTGATTCCATCGCTGGCATATCAATCCCTATCACGGTAGGCGGTCTGGCCGCTTGGCGCCTTGCCCAGCCAAAAGCCCCTTGCAGCGCCGCCCTTTTGCAGCCCACTCAAACAGCCGCTATGGTCCACCGAAAGAGCCATCTGCCCGTACTTGGAATTTTCCAGATACATTCCTGTCTGTCCGTGAAAACCAGCTCCCGCCCCTTCGGTTGATTTGCTGGCATACGTCTGATCCATTTGCACATAGCAATGAGCCGTCAGCCAGCGTTCAATCAACTCCAGCTCGGCCACTGTCAGAGCATCGTCGCGGGCGGTCGCGCACGTGCTCACGTTGTCAACGATGCTTGATGCCGTATCAATAAACGGCGTCAAGGACGTTGACCCATCGTAGTTGCTACCCAGGATCGCTTGCACGGCGGCCGAAGAAGTTCTGGCCATTACTTTTTCTCCGGTTGCACCAGCTCGATCAAAAATCCTTCAGTGGTCGTGTTTTCGATTTTCTGTACCGTGGGCGGTTGCGGCAGTAAGTATTGCAAGGCGGCCATGGCCCCCACCCCGATGCCGCCGGCGCCCAGGGCCGCCGCCAATACCCAAGGCAAAATACGCCGGGCCGGTTGCGGGACTGAAGGTTGCAATTCCTGATGAATATCTCCGGTAACGGTGATTTGCATATCTTCACCGCCCTTTTCCAGGCAATCGCCCATCCCTGCCGCCTTGGCCATGGCCCGGTGGCTGTCGCGCGTGCGTTGCCGGGCATCGGACAATATGCCCGCGACATTTCCCAGGCCCAGAGCATGGCCCGCGGCGCCCAACCCCTTGAGCACGTCACCCAATTTTTGGGCTATCGGCCGGGGTTGCGGCGGCGGCTGCTGCGGCTCTGGTGAATTTGTCGATGGCTCGGCCATATTTCGCCTCCAGGTATTCCCCGAATCGGCCCAGCAGGAAGGCCGACCCCGCCAAAACAGCCTCCTCGTCGGCCTTCCGCACCTCGGCAATCCGTTCTTCGATAGTCACGCCTCACCGCCTTACCGCCTTACGGTTTTGCCTGGCCAGCTATGGTCCCGGTTTCCGTTTGCCGCGGAGGCATATGGCCGGCGGCCGCCTGGAATCCCATGCCCGCCATTACGGTAGGGGTAGTCAGGGCCACACTCCACATACTGGAGCTATCGACGCTGAGTTGATCGAACCGGCGCACGCGGGAAGCGGACGCGGCCCCAAACTCGCTGGCCATCGCGGTCAAGGCGACCTGTAAATTGCCAGCTTCAACAATCGGTTCAGCCATGGAAAATACTCCTTAATTAGGTTTCACCGGGATAAGCTTCAGCTTTAACGGCTGGTCTTTCCCGAACTCCACACGCTGGCGAACATTGCCAGCAGTATCCAGTAATTCCGCCGTATAGCGTGCTGATTGCAACGCCACCACGTCGGAATTTAGTTTGGTGTTTTGCGTTTCCAGCCTTTGGAGGATCGCCGCAAGTTTATCAACGTCCACGCTTTGGCCCGGCTCGCCTTTTGGCCCGGCCGGCCCCATCGGCCCCGGCAACCGTGTCTGTGTTTTCAGGTCGTCGATTTCTTTGCGCTGCTGGGCAATCTGTGCCCGTAGCACGGCAATAAGTCCCAGGTCTGCGCCTTCGCCCGGTTCGCCTTTTGGCCCCTGCGGTCCAACTGGCCCCGGTGTGCCCGGTCGATATTTCAGGCAATCCACCTCTTGCTTGAGCATCGCTACCTTGGCCTCCAGATCGGCCAGGCCGGGGTTGCCGGGCAGGTATGGATTACCGGGCGGCGCTGGCGTCGGTGGTGCATAAGGCGGTTGCGGCGGTTGAATTGGCGGCGGCGGGCATTGCGAGTCCGCCCCCTTGGGCGGAGGAATGATACCAGGCGAACCCGGCCGGCGTATTTTGCTGCGGGCATCGCGTCGCGCCTGGATACGCTCTCTCATTCGCTTCAGAAATCCATGGCAATATTCAACCGGAACGGCCGAAGAACTGGATCCATCTGCCCCACCCCAGAGAACGCCGATAAGCCTGCCGTCGGTTTGCCGAAAGATGCCGCTACCGGAATCGCCGTAATAACTGACACATTGCAAATCGAGATTCCAGGCCGTCCGCGAATAAGAATGCATGCCCAGTGCGTATCCTTGCCGTTGGATTGGCCCCTTACCGCTCGGATAGCCGCACTGGTAAATGCCTGTCTGATTCTTCGGACTAGCTTCGGCCAGTGGCACGTAATTACTGGCCTGGCCGTGCATCTCCAGGCAGGCAAGATCGGCCTTATCGTCCGGCCCCAGGGATACTCCTGCCACATTCCGCCCATCCGGGAAAAAGACACGGACAGGCGCCCCCGGCTGCGGACACACATGCCGATTGGTAATGACGATAAAGGTTTCGTCTTCCCGATTAATTTCTACAACCGTGCCGCTACCGCCGCTGTTGCCCGTCCTTACCCTCACTGAGGAATTTACGATCCAGTCAGGCAGCCTTGCGGAATGTGCGAACACCGATCCGCTTCGGGATTCGGTAATCTTCGGCGGTCCATAGCCCGCGCCCGGCGGGCATCCACCACTACTTCAGCCGGCCGGGATTATTAAATTGCCGCCGGCATCGTAGGTTGCCGGCAACGGGCTGTACGTAACCGCACTGGAAATTACTTTCCCTTCCGCAATCAACTTGGCCCGTAGTGCGTACAGATCGGTTGACTGGCCGAAGAGAAGCCCCGGCCAAAGAAGAAGAGCCAATATCGCTGCTAGCCGTCTCATGTAATGCTCCTTAACATGGCCTGCCGAAAATCCGATTTTCACCCAGCCGACTTTTTGCCGGCAGCAGCAGGCTCCTCATATACCCTGTCGAATTTCCGAAAAGCCTCGCCCTGCGGCTTGCCATTGGATTGGTTAAACCGGGCACACAGGTCCACGGCGCTTTCGATGACATTGCCATCCCCGGAACCATCGGCGTTGTAAACCTGCGGCTTGTTCCTTGGTCCCTGAACGTGCTGCCCTTGCAAAAGGCGGAATTTCATGGTCATGCTCCTGTCAATTGGTTATCCTTGGCGTCGAAATCTTTCTTGTAATCACTGGTGACGACCGAATAGGCCGCGTCAGGAGTCCCCGGCTTGACCCGGTAAACCTTCCCCGCCGCTCCTTTTGCCTTGTGCTTTTGATCCACCACCAGCACGTTATCTTTCACCTTGAATCGCTGTGCCATGTCTGCCCCCGTTACGTAGTGGTCCCGTGCATGATCCCGCAATTACCGGAGTAGTCAGATCGGAGATGCGGCACATTAATGCACATCACCTTGAATAGCTTTTTCATGCCGCCCTTTTCTTCCCATTGCACCGTGGTCAAGTCCAAGCCGATGACTGCGCGGGCCACGTCGCTGGTCATCTGAACTAGGATCATCGTGTAAGTGGAAGTCAGGAAATCCAACCGGCGAACATCCTGTATGCCTTCGATCTTCCTGAGCCGTTCCCGCAAGGTCACGGACGGATTCACTCCGTAATCGGTGCCATTGACAAACGCGTAATCGTTATCCAAAAATTGATCCCAGTCCGTGGAATGGTACACCATGAAAGGCCCGTAGAATTTGTTGCTGTACAAGCTGCTTCGCATGGCCAGCACATCGTCAACGGTAGAGTTCGGGTTTGAGCTGGTCGGTGTGACCATGTTGGTTTTCGTGGCCCGATGCGGGTAATTCGTGTACCCGTAAACCGTGCTGCCAATGGACGAGTCATGCGCCGTCACGCCAGTGGACTGATAGCCGTAGCTGCTGCCGGTCTCAACGCCGATGGTGGTTTTCTCGACCATCTCGGCAACACGCCGGCCAGCAGCTTCCGCCATCGTGGTATCAAGCGGCGTTGCCGTATTCCGAGAAACGGCCAAGCGCCTTTCCGAAAATTCAAAGTCGCTGTGAGTTATCGGCAACGGCAAGGAGCGAAGCTTGTAAAGCGGGGCATCATTTCGCCCCTGGGTCAAGCCGTCATAGTCCACGACCGCCTCGCCCACATCGGCCTGGGCTTCGTATTCCAGGGTAAGTTTGGACATGCCTGGGAATGAGAAAGTATTGGCGGCGGCCAGATCGGCCCAGGCCCGCAACCTCTGCCGTGCGGCCAGAATCACCCCCTGATCAAGATGAATCCAGTCTTCCTTTCGCAAGCTCGTGGCGTTCGTCACCGGCGAATTGATACCGCGTTTGGACAGGTCTTCAGCAAGCACCTGCTGGTAAACCGACACCAGTCTGCCTTTTTCGTCGGTCTTGATCCGGCCCGTGTTGATGGTGAAGGCCGGTAAGTTGCGGCCATCAACGGGCAGCAAGTAGGGCCGCAGCAGGCCCGGATCGAAACGCACGCCAGCCAGGGTATCGGCAACCGGCCCATTGGCCTGTCCATTCAAAATAAAATCTTGGAACATCATCTATCTCCTGTATCCTTAATAACCACTGTACATTGTCCAGGCCAGGGTATCGGCCGTGGGATCGGTTACCGTTTCGAGCAACACGAAAGGCTCAGATTCCGGCGTGCCGGTCGTGGCAATCAGCTTGCCCGTACCGTCGTCAACCATCAGGAGCTCGCCAGCGCTATGGTCATCGCCCGTACCGGAAATATCCAGCAGCAGGCAGTTGAATTCATCTCCAGCACGCGGGAAGAAAAGCCAGCAACGGTCGCCGGCGGCATAGGCATCGGTTGCCAACTTGCCTTGTTCCCAATCGGCATCCAGAATCGCCAGCGGCCCAACAGGACGGTCGCCATCGGCCCCCCGGTCGAAAATCTTCCAGGTATGCCGGCCGCCCACCAGGGCCACAGTAGGATCAATTTGCAGGACCGTACCGGGCTTGGGAGTTTCGCCGGTAGCGATTATGCCTTCCGTTCGCCTGGCATCCCCACTTACGAGAATCGAATTGCCACGAGCCATTTATGCACCTTCCTTTTTCCAGTTAATTACCGGCAAGGCCAAAACGTCATCAGGATCGATACGGGACTGGTTGGCCACAACCGGAGCCGCTGCTCCGAAAAAGCTGAACGGCTCGGCCGCCTGCTGTTTCGGGTTAATCAACGACGCCAGGTCTTGCAACTCGTCAAGCGGCTTGTTCAGGAGCCGCTTGGCCACCCTCTCTTTGTTGTCGCCAGCATTGGCCACGATTTTTTCAACCAGGAATTGGCGTTCACGATGCTCGATGGCCATGGCGTTGCGGACCGCGGATTGGATTTCAGCCGGTGCCGAAGCAAGCCATTGGTTGGCGGTTTGCTTCTTCGCTTTATTTCCGGCCATCCGATGAAACGCGGCCTTGCGTTCGTCGAACTCTTCTCCCTCGTCCCATCCATGGCCTTTTTCATCCCGCTCGTTTTCGGTTTTCTCTTTTTTCTCGCCTTCCTCTTCCTCCTCTTCCTCTTCCTTCACCAGCTCGAATTCATCCGCCTCGGCGTTGAAGACGAAAGACTTGCCGCCAACCTTGAATCCCTTACGGGCACTGTTGGCTATCACCTCGTCGGCCTTGTGTTTCTTCACACGTTCGACCAACGCGGTTAGCCGTTGGTCGTCAAGCCCGTTAAGAATTTTCTGGCCATCCTTCCAGCAATCGCAATTTGCGACCAGGTATTGAATGACTTTTTCACGATCCATATTATTTACCTCCTTAGTTTCACCGCCCATTTGGCGGTAGATATGACTCACCACGGCCCAGTACTTGTCATCCCCGTAGCCGCCCTTATCGGCCGCGGCCTTGGCCTGTTCCCACTTGTCCTCATCCGCTACCCAGGACGCCGGATTTTCCCCAGCATCCGCTTGCTTTTTGGCATCGTCGCCCAGCCGATGGTCCTCGTCGGTCAAGGCGCAATTGCCGCCGCCGCCGCAATTTCCCGTCAGCCAATCCCAGAATTTCGCCACGGCATTCTTGGCGTTAACAAGGACGCCGCAGCCGTCCTTGACGGAACATGCGCCCTTCTGATCGGGCAAGATCGCCAAGTGATCCGGCCGATAATTGCGGGCTATGTAGGTGTAATTCTTGCCGTTGTGAGTGCCCTCGCCCGGTACCTTATCAACAGATAGGCCGGTACTTAATTCGATTGGCAGCCCCTTTTCCAGGGCGGAAAGGATACGGCTGTCAACCCGTTTAACGGCATCAAGCTCAAACCAACCCTCGGCCTTCAGCTTGCCGTCATCGTCAATTGCCGCATGGTACACCCGGCCAATCTCTTGTTTTTCGGCAATGTCAGGATCGCGAGCGGATGTTGGAACCCCGTTGCGGATCGGGTGGTAAACCACCAGCGGCACGCCATTCCAGTCCGTCGGGTTTTTAAGTATTTCTTCTGGCGGGTAATAGAGCGGGCCGTCGGAACCATTCAGGACGCCAGGAACGATCAGAGTCATCGGGGCCACGACATAGTTGCGGCCATTCCGGGACTCTCGCCGTATCGAGCCAGTTAGATTTGCAACCACCGCTTCCATGCTGGTATTTTCAACCGAAGCGGTGGTTTATCAAAGGGGAAAAGAAGAGTTGGTGGATATTCAAATAGGTTTATATTTGCCTTGGCTTTTCGTACCCATTAAACAATTTAATTAACCGATAGCGAATCCCCCTGCCCCTATAGAGTTCACAGATAATATCTTGGCCTTTTTTACGTAGGGCGTTTCGCAGAGTGGTGATATGCCAGTTGAGGTTCACGTACTTCGCTTGGGAATCCCCAAGACATGCCAAAAGCTCACGCCGGGCATGAGGCTGACCATCGGCAAGGACGGCCAGGATTTTTTGTTTGATGCTTTTCTTCGCCATTCGGCCCCCCACTAAACCTAAATGGCCCGGCCGGGCCATTTACGCAAACCGCAGGATTTCCGCATCGGAATAATCGACAGCGAATGTCTCAAGAAAAATCCATGGCCTCGACGTATCGCTGCATATCATGGTCTTTGATGAACCCCGAAACGGACATCTGCAAAAACCTCCAGCACGAAACCCCATCATGCCAGGCCGTGCCATCAAACCATTTCGACGCGGTTACATGCCGGTAGCCGATCAGCAGCGGCGGCGCGAACGGCACCGGGTCTTTCTGGTTTACGTATCGCGCCGTCCTGTCCCCCAGGCGCAGTGCGTAGGCGTCCCGAAAAGCGGCATTCCCTGCCCGTGGTGAGCCGAACGTAACTACCCGCCTGATAGGATTCCTTGAGTAGTAGTAGGCAGCGGCCATGGTTGCCAGCGCCCCACCCAGGCTGTGCCCGGCCAGATACAGAGGCGTCGCCGGGTCAGGATCGGGAATCACCTTGCGTAGTAATTCCCAGGCCATGTCAAAGCCACGGTGCACCTCGCCCCAAGCATGGTCGATTTTCTTGCCGCTGATATTCATGAACCAGTCGATAATGTCGTCAGTTCCCCGAAAGATCAAGGCCCGGCCGTCCGAGAATGGCAAGCCGTAGCATACCTGGCTGATAGTCTGGTAAACATCGGCGTCTGGAATCCCGGAATAGGCTTGCAAACAAAGGCTGGCTAGCTGTCGATTCACGGCTATTCCTTCGGCTTGATTGTTTTCGGGTCGGCTTCGTGGCCGCCGACCAGGTGAACAGTAAAGGCAGGATGTTCTGGCCTGGCCGGTATTTTCTTTACCAGCAATTCCCCTTCCAGATCGTCTGACGATTCCTCGTAGGGGGCCATATCGTACTCTTGCTCGGCTGTTAATTGTTCGTCCCATCCCAGCCGTTTCGCGGTCACGATCATTTCAGATTCTCCTTTCGCATCGGTCTGTCGTTACGGCTTCGGTTGGCAGCAAAAGATTCCGGAATCAGATTTGGGATCTGATAACCGCCGCCCTGGGCCTTGGTGAATATTTTCCCTCGCTCAAATTTCGGATAGCCATTGGGGTTTTCTTTCGGATCGTCGGTCCAGTGCATTTTCAGCCCGGTCCATGGGCAAGCAACGTAGCCTTTCGTTTCGCCGCCGAATTCCTTGAATAAATTCAGGCGTTGCCGCTGCCGGTCCTTGGAACCGCCGCCCCTACTTTCTCCGCCCGGCCTTGAGCCTTCCGCCTTCGCGCGGGCCAATTCTTCGCGGGCTTTGGCTGCTGCCTCCTTGGATGGGACTGGCGCATTTTTGATTTTCGCTCGGGCTACCTTGACGCTTGCCTCTTGTACGGCGGAAGTAGCGTACCCTTGCTCCCCTTTCCCCGATGGCAAGCAACGTCCTTTGGGATCTCGTTCGCAATCCGCAAAGTACGACATATTTCCCACGAACCGCGAGAATTCCAGCAACGCGAATGGCAGCTGCATCCGCTGGTTGAAAATGCTTTGCGGCCGCTCCTTGCTTACCGATGGCGGCCCCCACTCGTCGCCGCCTTCAGTTGATTCCCGGATGGCTCGCTCAATTTCCTTCTTGGTATCCTTCTGGTTTTCGGTGTCTTCGCCGGTGTTAGCGGGCAGAAATACGCACCGGCAACGAGGATGGCGCGGCAACAGGTTCTGCGCTTCGGCCAACGACAGCACCACGCCTTCCAACGGCTCACATTTGCTACATACAGCATCGTCATTAGCGGTTGCCCACTCGACGGCAACCCCGACCTCCGCCACACCCATTTCTTCCATGGCCTGCAACTGGCCCTGGGCGTGCGCCCTGGTCAACTCTGTACGGGCAATCAACTCGGCACGGCTGTAGGTCAGGTCCACCTGTTCGGCCAGATCGCTAGCCACTTCCAAGGAATGTTTGCCTTCGATCAATCCATCGGTCAGGGCGCGGGTCATTTTCGCGGCCATGTCGCTTGTGATATTTTCCAGATCGTCAAAAGCGCGGCCGGCCAGCAGCTTCACCCTTTCGACGCTTACCGGCCTGGCAAAAGACTGCCGCAGGAATTCATCGCGCGTGCCCGCGAAAAATCCCATGCCTTCACGTTGCGCTTCCGGCGTAAATAACTCCGGCCGGCGTTTCTTTAATTCGCTTTGCCGCACATCATCAAAAGCCCGGCCGGCCCCTTTTCTGAAACCCTGCTCGATATATGCCCGCCACAACTCTTCATCATCTTCACTACGGATTATTTGCTGCATTTGCGTCTTGAGCCATTCCTGAAAAGCCTTCACTTTTTCCGGGCTGGTCAGGAATCGCCAGCGGTCGTTGGCAACCAGGCTTTGGTTTTTGAATTCGGCTATCAGCTCCCGGATTTCCGGGCCGTCCTGGATTTGCTCCAATTCAGATCGGTACTCTTCAATCATCGTTGCCAGGTAATCCTGGATTTCCTGCCAGACTTCCTGGCTGCTGGCGTTGCCGGTGAATCTTTTGGCAAGGCGTGATGCCTGCAAGCCGATCTCCGCAAGAGCAGTGTGCGCCGCAATGGAAATCAAGTCGTTTACTATCGGGACACCAGGAACCCCCGTCAGGGCAAATGCACCCGCTGCTACCGCGTAGCCGCCGATGGCCCCGCTGGTCATGATCGCGGTTGCGGCCTTGCTGCCGTATCGTTTCTCCAGCCGGCCATGTATCGATTTCATTACCCCAGTCATGCCCCGCTTGATCTTGCCGATAACCGGGACTTTATCGATCACGGCGCCCAGTTTCGCCGCCATGCCACTACCCGGACTGCATGATGGATCAATCCCGCCACCTTCCCCGGTCGGACAAAAAGCGTTGGTTGCCCGGAACTGGGTACGCTCCCAGCTGCCCTTCCGCTCCATGATCTTCCGCTTAATTTCCGCCACGGCCGCCGACTTGCTGGAAAGCGGCTTGGCGATTCCGAATTCTTTCGCCAGCGCTTGCGACTCCGCCCTTTTCATCGGCCCGGTTATCTTGTCCACCAAGTCGTTGATTTCCGGATAGGTAAAATCCCGATGGTTTTCGTAAGCGGCCTTCAGGGCCTTGCCGTGCTCGCCAGCGGCCATGGCCTTTTCTGCGGATTGCTTGCCCGTCGATGAACCGCAGCTGGGATCGACGCCACCGCCTTCACCCGTGGGGCAAAATGCATTCCGCACATCGATACCCAGGGCATCTTCGTCCCGGATCAGATCGATAACCTCCAGCCGGAGCCGCCGAAACTTGCGTTTCAGCCTGGCCAAGAATTGCCGGCGCATCGTGGCCGTCCTGGTCGGATCGATTCTCAGGGGATTGGCCCGCCTTTTCGCTTTCGCCATCGTAAACCTACTTTATCCCCGGTTTGATTGCCGACAACCAGACCGGAGACATCGTTTCCCCGGCAACCACCATCCATATCCTGCCTGTCCGAATCACGTATTCCAGCTCTTCTTTGGTAAGCTTCCAGCACGACACCAGCACGGGAAACCCGCTCTCGGTTGTACCCCGGCATACCGACAGGGCCTCACATTCCTCCCGGCTCATTTCGTCCGGCTTATCGAGTACGGTATCAGCTTCGGTGAATGAACATGGAACCATGATTTCCCCAAAAATAAACGCCAGGCCGAAAGCAAAAGGCCATACCTCGTAACCTTCCGCCCCAGCCTGGCAATGTCACGGCCGCTTTCCCTTCCCATCCCAGCCAACCGCGTGGCCGGCGTCGATCATCGTCTTACTGAGACTCAGCCCTCCCATGTCGGAAATGTCCATCAGGGTCCGACCGTACTTCTCCCGGCCCACGATCCTCGCCCAGGTAGGAGTCTTCGGCAACTTCTCTTGCAGGAATTTCTTTGCCGCCTCGCCCTTGTCCCGATCCTCACCGTGCATCTCCGGAGCGTTTATCCCATACAGCCGGGCCGTCCCCTCGACCAACCAAAAGAACCGCACCGTATCCCCGTCTATCGCTTCGGTTGCCAGGATCAGATACTTGCCCTCGCGCGGCGGAAATTCAATGCCGCGGTGCTGGGCATCGACAAGGCACGAACCCGCCAGGATGCCGGTGAAGAAACCCAAGAAGATGAACAGGTTTTTCACATCCTTCACCTCAAAAAAATAGGCCTGGTTGCCCGAAAGCCCCAACCAACGGGCAGAACACCTTGTTCCCCAGGCATATCGCTCTCATGGCTTTCGCTTTTGCTCTATCGTCCAGGCGCTTTCAACCATCCGTCGCGATTCGACCCAGACGGCAGCCCCAAGGGCACTGTCCAGGCAAACATATTCGATGAAGGCAACAACATCCCACCACCGCTTGCCCACCGGGAAATTATCGTCTTTTACGGTAGGCGCCCTGGCCGAATAAGTACGGTCGTACCTCAGCACCGGGTCAAATCCCACTGGAAACCTATCGTCTTTTGTCATTCTTCCGCCCTTGCCGCGGCGTCAGCCAATATCGCCTCGGCCCGCTCGTCTGTCATTCCAAAAATTTCCGTCAGGTATTCCAGCGGCGGTATCAACGCCTCGACGTTGCCGGCAATGTACTGGGCCGCCGCGTTCGTCTTTGTCGCCGCCACGTTCGCTTTTTCCTGGTCCGTCTGACTGGCCAAGTCTGGCCAGAATACGCTGTACCCCTTCGGCGTCGGCAGTATTCCCAGATGAATAAGCCGATCCACAAAGGGCACGATTACCCGCGGCGTTATGTGGTACTTCTGCCGTAGCTTCAGGCGGTCATTCCAGGCCGCGTCATCCTGGCCGCTGGCCAGCTCGCCCCTCTCCGAGCCGATAAACACCCGCTTGGGTATTCCCAGCTTGATACACACCGCCTCCAATTGCACGGCTATCTGGCTGGTCGGGTCAACCACCTGCGGCGCCAGCCCCTGCATGGAGAACCCCATGAGCGCAACATACCGTTGCAACCCATTCATGTAGTTTTCCATCATGTCGCGCATTTTGTCGGTGTCGGCCGCCACGTCCCCGCCCAGCTGCGGATGACTCGACAACACGTAACCGGGGAAGGCCCCCTTCCAGTACATTTCCGCACTGCCGCCGTATAACTTCCGCAAGTCCAGCAGCCGATTCAGTACCGGCCGCATCCTTGGTGTGCCCAGCCACTTATTGCTAGTTAAATTGTCCGCAATGTGGACTATTCTCGACCAATGCACATTGGTTGTCACTGACTGGCTGGCGCCGATCCCCGTCCATTGCTGGTATGGATCACCCAGGGTTACCTGATACATTGCCGGCTGGCCGTAGCGTGGATTGGTACGGTCCGACTCCCACGAGGTGATAATCGCCAATGACTCCGGCAGGACGTGCGCGAACAGCAATTTCTTTGCTTGCTTTGCCGGTTGCGATAATTCCTGTCCGTCATCCAATCCCAGGAAGACTGCCCCATACTGGCCGATGCCAGAGAGAATATCCGCCCGCAAAAGCATTTCCCAGATCGGGCCACCGGCTTCATCTTGATAATAACTACCTTGATTCAAATGCCGTCCCAGGCCGTCCCACACTTCCTCGAATTCAGTGGCGCTCTTCGGGGATTCATCTTCGTAAACTTCTGGCTGTACTTGCCATGACTCTTTCGGATAAACCTCCACAACGCGATTGGCAATCGGATCGCGGTCGAACAAAGCGTAGTAGTCCTGCGCGGACAGGCCGTCGCGTGGATAGCCGCACTCGTCATCAATGTCGCGGCGCGGATCAAACAGCCGCCGAAACAACTCCGAACGCGCCGACATGACGTTGCCGACCAAGTTTTCAAACCTGGCCAGCGTATCAGCGTTCTCTATCGGCTGGCCGTTTTTTGGAGCAGTCATTCCCTTTTCCACCTTTGCGTATAGGAATTGGACTCTTCTTCCCATTCATCTTCATCCTCGTCGTCTTCATCATCCGGGCCCAACAATTCCTTGAGTTGGGCCTTTGCATCATCGGCCACACGCATCCACATGGATGCCGCCTCTCGCAAGAACTTCGCCTCATCCCACGCACGAGCCAAAAACACCCAGGGACAAATCAGGATGGCCAGTCCAATCACCACCAGGAATCCGAAAATAAATATGTCGTCGGCATGGGCGCCGATCAGAAGCAGCGATACAGCAAATAAAGAAGAGACGGCAAGGCTAATCAACCATCGCATGGTCCGTTCCTTTCCCGGAGTATCTCGATTATCTCGGCATGTGCCTTGGAATTGTTCTGAGCGATTTCGTTCAGGAATAAGATGTGCCGTTCAACGATTTTTTCCCCCATCGGCACAATCCGCGTGCCAATCCAGACCATCACCCGCCAAACCCCAAAACTGAATGCCGCCAAGACCAACGCCGCAAATCCAAAATTCTGTAACACCGACACAAAGTCCAGCATATTCCAACCCTTCTGCTCCTTAAAGTGGATTATTTCAGGGGCCGTACGAACTCCCATTTCTCCACCAGCTTGTTGCCGCTGCCAGGCATGGTGCCCCACACCCCGCTCGCATTGTCGCCGCTGAATTGCATACGGTGAATCCCGGACATGGTCGCCTCGCCTTGCGGAACCTGGACCACCATATGCCAGCCAACCGATAAAACATCGCCTTCAAGAATTCCGCAACCGATAATTTGCTGGCCGGTAAAAGCCCACTCCACCCGGTAGAACTTGCCCACCGGCGACACCTTGACGAACCCGCCATATTCTTTGTCGCGGTCGTCCTTGCCGGAAGTTGCGTAATAACCGGTTATTGTTTTGATGGGTTGCGGAGCCAGCTGGTCGGTTTTTTGCTTCTCCCGATCCATGCCGCCAGCCAATAGAAATGCCACCATGATGCCAAGCAATTCGTGCATGCAAGAATCCTTTCAGAAAATCGCCCCGGCCATTATAGGTTTCTTCGCGGCCATCCCATAGATGGCCAGAACCAACGCATCCGACTCGTCCGGAGAATGCCCGATCAATTTTACCATGCTCGGCCCGCTGCCGTCAGTCCGTTTCGGCATCAATGTCAGCCTGCCTTCATCGTCGTAAGTTTTCGGAATTACCGCAAGCTGATTTCTGAGTTTACCGTATTTTTTTGGCAAGGCAAAGGGAAACTCATTCGCCGTAGGATCGAGCCGGAGACTCAACATACCGTACATTTCCGCACGACGATTCTTGTAAGCGTACCTTTCCTCGCGGTTGTCCCGGCGTTCGCTGAGGTGCCGTATCCCGCGTTTCGGATCCATCACTACCGCCTCCCCAAAGGCCACGGTGCGCACAGCGTACCCCTGGGCGCGCAACCTGTCGGCATGCTCCTTGCCGCCGCCGCCCCGATCCAGGATAACCATGTCGGCCGGCACCAGGTAACGGTGCATGAGTGCAATTATCTCGCCCGTGATGACGCTGGTATCCGGCGTCTGGCGGCTCGACAACTCAATCAGGCCCAGCTCGTCCACGACGGCGATTGCCGTTTGGTCCCCGCCTTCCGCCGGATCGATGCCAATAGCCTTCGCCTGCCTTTGCATTTTCTCGATGGCATCCGCCCGATTCTCCGCCAAATTCAACCACTCCGGCGGGAATAGCAGAACCTCGGCGCCTTCGTAAAACTCGGCATCCAGG